TATTATAAAAACACGGATACCGGTAAAACCGCGTTAGCAAATTGGAAAGCAGCACAAACTGGTGTTAATGTAAACGGCATTTTGATTCCCGATGTAGATATTACGGCTCGTTACGACGAGAATTCTTTTTTACATAAATACTACACAGATGTTGGCAAGGCTTCCGGAGATCGCGGGAATGCTGCCATTGAATCTAAGCAGGCTCAAAACTATGCTGAAAAATTAAAGGATGCCGATTACCAGCTATATCGTGACCGAGTCTTAGGACTTGCCACTGCTGAGAATCCTTCTACTATTTTAGAAACAAAGCTAGGAACAGTTTTAACCGCAAAAGATAAACAAGAGCAGCAAATGTTTGGCGCTCTTACACAAGATTCGTTAAAGCAATCTCTTGAAGAATTAAAAAAAGCAAAGAAACAAGAAAGTACACTTTCCCTGTTCAGGGGCCTCCCTGGATACGACGAAATTTTCAGTATCAACTCAACTCTTACAAACTCATTACTTGGCGATTCTGGGGTTGGAGGCGTGTTGTCCATCATGGGCAATACAGAAGATACAAAAAAGTCACTGGAAAATCAACTTGCAGGTGTAACAGGTGTAAACACATCAAATGCAGCTGTTTACAATTGGCAAGAATGGTTTGATAACGTTTTAACTAAACGCTACGAAGAAGGATTGACTGTAGCGGACCCTCTTGATGCAGAAGCACAATACGAAATCGACAAAGAGTTTGCAAGCAAATTTATTACAGATTACTTGGTGCCCCGTTTTGATACATCCCGCTCTATGGATGAGTTTATTAGCTATATGGACGTGACACAAAAAGAAGAAAATATTTTCCAAACACAAAGTGCTTTAGATTCTTTGCGTACATTGGCAGATACACGTGCAAAAGCTTATTTGGATGGAGTACAAGGTAAAGCAGCTTTAAACTTTGACCCTGAATTTTATTTTTCTCCAACAGACAACGAAAATAGAACTGAAGCGTATGCAAAGCAAGCGCAAGAAGTTGCTGCTGATTGGGAAGCAGCAAAGAAAAATGATCCCTTCTGGGCAACTGAAGCATATCGCTATGGCTTAGATGTGAAGGACAAAGCCCAATTTGCCAAGTTGCATTATGAAGTGAAGGGAATGAAAAACGATTACGACGCAGCTAGAGATGTCATCACATTAAAAGATGCAGAAGAATACATTGACAACACTATTCTTCCTGCTATTCAAGAAAGAGATATTGCACTTGGAGATACTGCCTTCTTGCAATTTGTTACACCAGAAGAATTTGCCGATAGGCTGATTGAAGGGGTAAGCCCTGAAGAAAACAAAGAAGAATGGCAAAAACTCCTGGAACAATTTGGACTTGATGATAGTACCTCTAGCGTTACCGAGTTACGGGATTATATTATTGACGCGCTGCGCACAGGGGCTGCCAAGGATATTCGGGAGTCTATTAAATATTTGAATGAAAAGAAACTTACACCCAGTCAAAAAGAGTTAGGTACCTCTTATATTGAAAGAGCTGAAGATAAAGTTTCTATTTCGTCACCAGATGAAACACAGTTGTACAAAGTTTTTAAAAATGCTGGTTTTCAGGGCACAGAAGATGAGTTTTACACTAATTTTTTCCCTGATGTAGATCGTTCAGAACAAGTAGCTTTAACCAAGGCGGGAACAGGAGTTGGATACGACACAAAAGGTATTGATCTATCTGATCCGTTTGCCGCGCTTACGTCCCTTGGCTCTTTGTTTGAGACTGGCGAAACAAGTGATTCAACGACTACAACTACAAGCAAAGACACAACAAAGACACCGTCGTATTTTAATCTCTTTGAAGACGACACAGCTGATGAGTCAATGCAAAAATCACAAGCTGGCCAAAAAATACTTGGCGAGTTTACCTCTTTATTTAAAGGCTTCTCCTAATGTCTGACAAACGAAAGAAAGCGGCAAAAGCAGCAAAACTTGCCAAGGACTCAATGCCTTGTAATAAACCGAAGCGCACCCCTGGGCACAAGACTAAGTCTCATGTTGTAAAAGCGTGCGAGGGAAGCAAAGAAAAGATCATCCGTTTTGGCCAGCAGGGTGTTGAAGGCGCTGGTAAAAATCCGCAGAGTGCCAAGGATAAGGCAAGGAAGAAATCGTATTACGCCAGGCATAACGCCCAGGATTCCAACCCTGACAAGATGTCAGCAAGGTACTGGAGCCATAAAACGAAATGGTAAATAGCGTCAAGTGGTATAATAATTGGGTTGCTTAAATCCAATGGCCAACGCAAACAGTCGTTTCGTTAATGTTTTTTGTGAGTCCTGCTCTTGCGAGGGAAGTATTCGCATTGATCAATACAGCAGAAAAAACGGCACGTGGAGATGTCGTTCATGCACCAAACGGGGTCAAGTACCTACAAACAAGGGAACAGGGGTCAAGAATGATCCAGATATGCTTAGAACAAGATCAAGTTATTACAAAGCAAAATATCGTTGCAAGACGGGACATCGAGGTTATTATGTAAATGTTGAATTTCGCTTTACTTCTTTACAGGAGTTGGTTGACGAAATTGGCATAAGACCAGAAAGTACCACTTTAGATCGTATTGATAATCTTGGCCATTACGAGCCGGGCAATGTTCGATGGGCTACTGCAAAAGAACAGGCCGCCAACCGAAGGCCCAGGGGCTCAGTTCCCCGCTAAACTGCGTTGGTTGATTCCACACCAACATGGCTAAGCCCAAGTCCAGCTCTCTTCTCATTGAGTCCAAGCCCAAGAAAACACGGCAAGGACGCTCGAAAAGAACTAAACTAAAGCCAGGACAAAAGCGTTATCGTGGCCAAGGCAAGTAAATCTTATGTATGATTGTGGGTAATAATAGTTACTCACATGTCGGATCTTTCTGGCGCTCTTAATCTCATTCGTAAATACGAAGGGTTTAATGAAAAGGCCTATCCAGATCCGAGCACAGGTGGAGAGCCATACACCATTGGGTTTGGAACTCAGTTCTATCCCGATGGTTCTCCCGTCAAACGTGGGCAGTGTTGTAGCCAAGAAAAGGCTTTGGAGTATCTCTTCCACGAACTCTCTGTCATTGATACGCAACTTTCCAAGCTCAACCTTGGTCTTGATAACAGCATGCGCCAAGCGCTGCTTTCGTTTATCCACTCAATTGGATGGGAGCCTTTCCTTTATAGTGCGGTAATTGATTATATTGAACACGAAGACTTTTGTGCAGTAACAGAAGAGATTGGACGTTGGATATTTGGCGAAGAGCACCAGGTAATTGGAGGGTTGCTTCAAAGGCGTCGTGAAGAGGTCCAACTATTTCTCACTGAGATAGATGCAAATCCCTGGGCCTCTACCGAAGTCTTGCTTGTGGCATTCCGTAATTATGTTGCTGCTCCGCACCAGGTAAGGGCTATTCGTTCCCTTGAAGAAAACCTGAGTCCGTACGCACTTGCTCAATTTGCTAACGACTTTGCAATTGATGACGATCCTTGGGACGACTATGACAGGGAGAGCGTCAATCTAGAATTTAACAGCTAGGCTTAGAATACTTTCAGTACGGAAATGCAAAGCGGAATGGAGCGGTCAATTGAACCTCGGGAATTCGAGCTGCCGTTAGAACTTCAGTTCTCAATGCGTAAAGCAGAGCTTCAGGCCCAAGAAATGACCTGGGATGAGCTCCATGCCGCACTCTTAAACCTTTATCACCAGCGTCTAATGGAGTGGTACGCTATTCGAGACATCATGGCGTCAGAAGAAATTGAAATCGACTGGGATCATCCAACAGATTTAGAATTAGCAGAACTCGCCGCCGTATGTTTGTACGACGACGAGGGAGATGACGAGGAAGATCGGCTTCAACCCTTTTGAGCTTCGTCTAGTTGGATAAGCCTATCGAGGTACCACTGTGCCTTCTTCAGTGATTCTGTCCCGCCTTTATGGCGCTCACGCCAGCAGTACTTCTGGATGTTGCCTTTTAGGAATCCGCGATACTCTTCGGTGGTTAGGGCTGACTCAATGGCTTCGATACATTCGACGCCGCCCCCATCCGTGTAATGCGGTGGATGATTTACCTGATCAGGTTGAATAACGGGGGGCTCTTCTTTTGTTGCCCAGGGGACAGGGCATACACCACCAGGGCAATCGCTTACGTCCTCTATCGGAGCAAACCACGACGTTTGGCTGACAGCATCTTCTCCTCCTCGTCCGGCTCCTCCAGATCTAATACCAGTGCCTTGGGACGTGGCGATGCTCCCATTTGCATCCCCTGCTCCATCGAAGGAATATAGCCCGTCGTTCCAAGCCGTGCTCCCTCGAGATTCAACGGATTCCTTTCGAGTCCCTGCTCGCATAATGCCAAGCCCCTATTGTACATGTCATATAATGGCACATCACTTTCCTGATTGGCGAGAGGTGCGCCAAAGTCTTCTTCATTGAGACAACGACAATTTAACTCGTCTTGTACAAAGCTATCCAAAAAGCCTGCAGCGGAGTGCATCACGGTGTTTAATCGATTTACTTCTCTTACAATGATAGGATGGCAAATACTTACAGGCCTACATACGATCCTCGAAACGATTCTGGTACCTCAGGGGCAGAGGTATCGGATCTAAATCCTGAACAGGCTTACGACACAGATATGCGTCGTGTTGATCCAGAGGAACGATCATCGGCCGCATCAGTAAATAATAAACAAGAACGCGTTGCAAAATTTATGCGTGCAGCAAGATCTGCTGGTGCATACAAGCAAAGAGCTCAGATTTCAGAACCGACTGTTTTTAATGAAGACGGAG